AATCAGATCTGGTGCAATTACTACGGTTGTAGGAAGAAGTTATGCAATTAGTTTTACTCACTACGCTACAACAGAAAGTTTTGTAGATCAAAACGTTGCGATATCAGTAGGTACTAGTGCTGGGGGAACTGATTTAATAAACGGAAGTAACGCGGATGGAACTTTTGAAAGTACATTTATCGCCACATCAACGTCTACTTATTTTGAACTTGGTCCCAATAGTACAACTAGCGGTAATGCTGTAAGAATAAAAACTATTCAACTAAGAGAAGTAGGTCTTGCTTCAGGTTGGACAGATGCAGATCAACAATTACATATACCACAAACAGCGTTGCAGTCTTATAATGAGTGGGCTTGGAGTTTACCTACAACAGGTGACAACATGATAGCTGTTGTTTCTAACCACGCGGATTTTGATATAAATAGTTCTGATTTTACAGCAAATTGTTGGGTATATTTAAATGATCATGGCTTTAGCAACGGACAGTATGTTTTCCACAAAGGTGGTGGTGGTGGCGAAGGTTGGCATATAAGAATTCTAACCGATGGACAAGTTGTTTTTATTGTTGATGACGGTGTGGCTGATGTAGATGGTGTTAATATTGCAACAGCAAATGGTAGTGCAAATGACATAAAGGTTGGTAAATGGCATATGATAACAGCAACTGTAGATCACGGCGCTACAATTGCGTTGTATATAAACGGGCAGTTGATAGAAAGCACTGCTTTTCCTAGTGCCGATAATGATATTTCAAGCTCACATGGTGGTTTAGAAATGTTAAATTGGGCCACAGATTACACTAGTGGAACTTTAAATGGAACAGCTACTGAATTTAGTATTTTTAAAGGTTCTGGCGCTGCGCTTAATCAAGTGGAAATTAACGAACTATATAACGATGGAAAAGCATTAGACGTAACAACACATTCTAAAGTTGCTAATCTTAAGGGTTATTGGAGAAACGATGGGTTAAACACAACGTGGAAAAACATTCATAATCCTGGTACTCACGATGCAACGTTATCTAATGGAACAAATACAATGTTCTGCCCATCTGGTGTAGATAGCTCTAGATGTTCACAAGGATTTATTATGAATAGACAGAAAAATACTAGTAGTTTGAATTTAACTAATGGTAGTGATGATCCGTACGTAGATTTGGGTAGCACAACCACCGTGGCAGCTGATGGTACTGCTAGTTTTGTAGTGTGGGTAAAACCCGACGATGTTGTTGACAACTATATTACAGGGTTAGCAAGTGCAGATAGTTTAAGAATACACAACGCAACGCAGATAAAGTACAGGGCTGCTAATGGAACTCACCACGTGCTTCCCTTTAGTAGTGGTGATATAGAAGCGGGTAAGTGGTCTCACATAGCGTTAGTTAAAGCTGGGGGAGGTTCTAATGAAATATCTATTTATATTAACGGTGATTTAAACGGTACCGCTAGCACTACTCAAGTCACGTCAAACGAAGAGTTTGATTACAGATACATTGGAGGTTTGCCTACAGATACTTTTAGAGGTCAATTAGACGGTTTCCTCGTATACAGCGACGTGTTATCGGGACCAGAAGTATTAAGAAATTATAACGCAACAAAAGGTAGTCACAGAAATTAAAAAATAAAAAATGGCACATTACGAATTATATATATGTTTAACTAAAGCGGTTTACGAATCCGCAGTACCAAGTGTATTACAACCTAAATTAGGTTGGAATAACTATACTTATGAAGCAGATGGTGAAACAATAAAAACTACAACAGCTTATACCCCAACGTGGGAAGAAGCTGCTTTTAAAGGTAAATTAGGTGCACCAAGAAAAAGTTTAGATGGTGGACTTATAATAGTAAAAGGAGAGTTTAGTTTATTACAAGGAGAATTAACAGCAATAATAGCTTTAGGTAATAGCCTAGCATATCCAAATAATTCTGTATTAACAAAAACAGAAGCACAAACATTAGTAAGTGGTGAACTATTCACCGAGTAAATAACAATTAAATTAAATTAAATTATGGCAACAACAAAGGTAAAAGGTACAAACAAAAAAATAAAAGAACTTAAAGGTATTAAACCTGAAAAAGTAACTGACGAGCAATTGAAAGAAGTTCAAGATCTTGTTAATAGTATAAATAGATCGCATGTTGAATTAGGTCAAATGGAAACTAAAAAACACGCAATACTTCATAGCATATCTGTATTACAAGAAAGTGTTGGGAAGATGAGAGACACCTTTGAAAAAGAATACGGTACAGCTAATGTTAATATTCAAGATGGCACTATAAATTATCCAAAAGAAAATGGCGAAGCTGATAAGAAAGATTAGTATAGGTAAAGACTACAAAAACGACGCTATGCACTACGCTGTTGGGCAAGAAGTATACGGAGGTCATACTATTTGTGATATAATAGAGGAAGACGATAAGTTTTCTGTTTATATTAAAAAAAACAAAGATGTTTTACCTTGGAAAGACTTTAACAAAAATATGGCGGTATCTGTAGAATATAATCTCGAATACTAATGAAAAGCGTTCACAACTTTGTTGTAACGCCAAAAGGAGATAGATATAACAATACTAAGAAGGTTGGGGGTTCAGAGTTAATTCTTAACACTGAAATCTTCAACCATCAGTATGTAAATAGAGAGGCAACCGTTATATCTACTCCAATAGCGGGGCATACAGATATACTTCCAGGAGATACAGTTATTGTACATCACAATGTTTTTAGAAGATGGCATAACGTAAAAGGAATAGAGAAAAATAGTAGAAGTTATTTTAACGAATCTACTTATTTTATAAACCATGATCAAATCTTTTTATATAAAAGAAAAGACAAGTGGATAGCTCCAAAAGGTTATTGTTTTGTAAAACCTTTAAAAGCAATAGATCAATTTAATATTGAATCTGAAAAACCATTACAAGGTATTGTCAAATATTCAGATGGTACAGTAGAGGTTAATGACTTAGTTGGTTTTAAACCAAGTAGTCAATACGAATTCGTCGTTGATGGCGAAAGACTATATCGAGTTTTATCTAATTTTATTACAATTAAATATGAATATCAAGGAGACGAAGAAGAATATAATCCAAGCTGGGCAAAGAGCAGTTGAAGAACTGATTAAAGTCGCTAAGGAACCAATTGTAGATTCAGACGACGATATATCAGCAGATAGACTTAAGAATGCCGCGGCTACTAAAAAATTAGCTATATTTGACGCATTTGAAATACTTAACAGAATCCAAGAAGAAGAAAACTTGCTTGAGGGAAAAACACCTGAAGAGGCAGAGAAAAAAACTTTTAAGGGATTCGCAGAAGGTAGATCTAGGTAATGTACGAGCAAAGTTTAGTTAAGGTAATTGAACCTATTAAAAAAACGACTATTAGTCGTCTTAACAAATCTAAAAAATGGAAATATGGATACAATAAAGAACATGATATCGTGGTTATCTCTAAAACTGGACGTATTGGACAAGTGGTGGAGATTCAAAATTTGCGAATTGGGTTGCCAGCTGAACCGAAATCAGTGTACTTGCACCCAAAAAACAAATGGGTAAAACTAGAACAACCTAAAGAATTAAGTCGTCTTAAAAATATATTTGATTGGAGGAACTATCCCGAGGATCAAAAAGAACAATGGTTCGATTATATAGACGAAGAATTCAAAAGAAGAGATGAAGGGTTTTGGTTTACCAACAACGGGAAACCAACATATATAGTAGGAACTCACTATATGTACTTGCAATGGAGCAAGATAGATGTCGGGGCTCCAGATTTTAGAGAAGCAAATAGATTATTCTTTATATTCTGGGAAGCATGTAAAGCAGACAAAAGATGTTATGGTATGTGTTACCTAAAGAACAGAAGATCAGGGTTTTCGTTCATGTCATCTGCAGAAACAGTTAATTTAGCCACCATATCAAGTGATAGTAGATATGGGATACTCTCTAAAACAGGTTCAGATGCTAAAAAGATGTTTACAGATAAAGTTGTTCCTATATCAATTAATTATCCTTTCTTTTTTAAACCTATCCAAGATGGTATGGATCGTCCTAAATCCGAACTTGCTTATAGAGTACCTGCTAGTAAGTTTACAAGAAAGAAAATGTCAGCTACAGACGGCATGGAAGAAATTGAAGGGTTAGATACCACTATTGATTGGAAAAACACTGGAGACAATAGTTATGATGGTGAAAAACTAGCATTATTAGTACACGATGAAAGTGGTAAGTGGGAGAGGCCTGATAATATATTAAATAACTGGAGAGTTACAAAAACTTGTTTAAGATTAGGTAGTAGAATTATAGGTAAATGCATGATGGGCTCAACTTCCAACGCCCTCGACAAAGGTGGAGATAACTTCAAAAAATTATACAATGCATCAGATGTCACTAAGCGAAATAGAAATGGTCAGACAAAATCTGGTTTATACTCTTTGTTTATCCCAATGGA